TTTTATGACTCCTTACTTAAAACCGTTTTGTTTACTTGTTAGGCACTGGCGACCTCGGTCTCACCGGACCCGATCGCGTGGTTAAGCGCGTCCATGCGGCAGATTATGATGTTGTCGCCGATCATGGGGAGCTTGGTGCGATAGATGTTGTTGTCCGACTTGTAGACCATTAGTTTGTCGTTGGCCTGTATGACAAGCTTGGCGTAAAGCCGTTCGGGGCACATCAAAAGCCACGGCGACGGCAATTCGCTTACCTGCCCGTTGGCCGTCACCTGCATGGTCCCGCCGGTCGGGGCGTTAATAATGCTCGCCTCGATAATCTGGTTAATGAGGTCTGCGCCGGGCAGTTCGGCGATACCGCATGGCACGTTGCAAATCCTCTTGAGCGCGCGCTGGTCCCGAATACAGATACCCTTCTGGACCATGAACTCAATGATGATATCCCACCGGTGCTCGTCCTCGCTGGTGCCGAGTCCGGGGATATACTGCTCTCCCTTATCCTCCTGCTCGATACCGAGAGTGGGGTGATACGGGTTGTACAGCAGGTGCATGGTGTCGACGCCGGGCTTCATCAGCCAGCAGCTTCGCAGGTCGTCGCCCTCGCCGCCTACGTTAAACGTGAACTTGTTGTCATAAGTCATCCACGGGTCGCGCTGCATGAGTCCGACTATGGCCGCCTGATTGGGTATTGTGGTGCCCGCGCTTGTCGGACCTTCCAGCATCATGTTGGTTACCGACTGATTGAGCATCATTACATGCCCTGCCTTTTCGGCCTTCAGTAACTGCTTGCCGATCTCAGGTTTTTCGGTGGTGAACGTGTCCGTCGGGGCCTGGTACGTCGACCGCATGGTCATAAGGCCCTCAATGAACGGTTCGCGTTGCGACTTGCTGGCCTTCCAGCTTCCACCGACCGTTACAAGGTAGCCGGTCGGCAGCGATACGGTTCTCAGCATGTGGTGCGTGAGTCCGTTATTTGCCGGAAACGCCGGTAGGTATCGCGAAAAATCGTCCCTCTCGGCGAGTGCGTTTACAATCGAGTCAACCGCCGAGCCGTTGGGTAACTTCAGTTTCAACACGTCATAGATATTGCCCGTGGTTGTTGAGGCATGTGTCGCCATTGTTCAATCTCCTAAAATAATTTTCATTTCAAATACAATTATTTCGGGAGAAGTTGTCCGGCTAACCGGGCTCCTTCCTTGCTTTAACCTGCTAAGGTTTCCCGTCTTTCCGGGCGTCGCAAGGCCATACAATAGCATGGTTATCTCGATTTATTTCTGCCAAAGAGCATTATCCGCTTGCGCGGGTGCTATTTATTCCACCCCAACGCCTTATATGTCGGGGATCCTTCGTCCGGGTCTTTCGCCTGCGCCGGGTTTTGCCCGCCTCCGGGCCCTTCGACCGAACTTTCAGCGGCAAGGGGCGCCAGCATCGTCAGCATTATCCGTTTCATAATCGGATTCGTATCTGTTATGCTCCCGAGCCTGTCCTTTGCGAACTGTTCGGCTTCGTCGGCGGTCAAGCCGAAGTTATTCAATATCGCTCTCTCCATCAGAATCGACTGCTCCTTGAGCTTCTCGTCGCTTCCGATATCCGGGTGAGCGATAACGGCGGTGTTGCAGGTTTTCGCCGCCTCGATCTTGGCGTTCATGGCCTGCGTGCGCGCCTGTTCGGCGTACTCCGCAAGCGGGCCGTTGTAGAGACCGATCATTTTTGCGAGACTGCCCTTGTCAACGCCCGTCTCCACCGCCCATTTCTTGATTATCCCCACCAGTTCCTCGTTGACCACCGCTTCCTCGGCGAGACCGGCCTTAAAATCCACGTCCTCAAGGTCTTTGTCGTCTTTGGGGATAGCGATTCCTAACAACTCATGCACCTTCGAGGTCAATTCGCCTCTCGTCGCGTCGTCGGGCAGCTTGTCCATTGACGCAGGCAGCTTGAACGGCTTACCCGCCGTCTTTTGCAGTTCCATATAGCCGACCGCCATATCGTCCTGGGTGGCGAACTTGCTCGCCGTCTTGGTGAACGCTTCGCGGTTATCGTCCGTGATTGCCTCGTGCTCAAATTTTTCCGACCAATGTTCCATGATTCGAATGTCCTTTCGTGTAATTCGTTTTAT